TTCTTTTTTGAGAATCCCGACCCACACGGCGGCCTGGAACTCATTTGGTTCCATTCCGTATTGACTTGCAAGTTCCTGTGTCTTTCTCGCCATGAGGGCATATCCTGCAGGTTTAGATAGAATCTTTCTTCTTTCTTTTGTAGATAAATTTGGATAGTAAATCTTTGCCATCCATGTGTCCATCGTTACAGGAATCCAACCTGTATCAAAAACAAATTTTGGGTCAAGTAGATTGAGTGTAAATGAAAATACCTTTGTTGCAGAAACAGGAACACCTTTTGCCAAATCACCTGATGCTTTATGATATTTTGCCAACTCTTTTACAACAAAACTTCTGTCAAATTGATAGTTGTTATTCTTCCACATCTTTAGAATGTTTATCAGATTACCGTAATTCTTTTGAACTCCGATGTTTCCTTTTACAAGTCCTTTTACAGTTGATAATTGTTGCCATTCTTGTTTGATTACATCTTTTTCCTTTGGTTCGGTATTTCCTTTTTTGATGTCTGCCTTTGATGGTGGAACTGTTATAGTTTCAAATGCATCACTCTTTGGTGTATCAAGAAACTTCTCAAACAATTCTTTTGTTGTTGGGTCTGATATGTCTTTCATAATACCCTGATATGTTTGAGCCGCTAAACGAAGGTTCATTTCAAGTGGTGTTCCTGCTGAATATATTGCAAGTAGTATCAGAAATAAAGTTCCATCTGAATCACCAAATGCATCAAGTATCTTCTTGTTCATTTCAGAATACCAACCTTTTGCAGCATCACCCAACTTTACAAACTCTCCAACACCACTCAAAACCGATTCATCTATTTTCAGAACCACATTTAGTTCTTCAATTTCTTTTGAAGACATTTTTGTGTATTCAGGAGTCTGACCACGGGCTTCTTCTATATCAGAACTTAGAACAAGATTTATATCACCTCCAACCTTTTTCAAGAAAGAATCAAATTGTTTGATTTGGTCTGCACTCAATGGTATGGACACTTCCGATGATTCATTTACCATGTAAAATTTTCGTTTACGGGCAAGTTGCTTTCTTGCGAAATCAGATAGTTCTGTTAGTCTAATCACCTTTTTTCTCCTCGGTTTCTATGTGTGGTATTCCCATGTCATTGTGAAATTTACTGTGTGCTTTTGAATACGATTCTAACGATTCATCTAACCAATCTGTATACTGCCAATTCCAAAATAGATTCTCTGGTGCATCAAATCCAAAATGAGATAACACCAAGCTTTGTAGATGAGATATTTCAGCACCACCGTAGTTGTGCCCAATACAAATGAATCCAGCTTTCTTTCCCTTTATCACGTTCTCATCTTTTAGAGTCTCGTGTCTGTTCTGAATCCAAGTAAGTCTTTCAATTAGTTTCTGATACATCGCGGCTGTTTGTCCCCAACGTATTGATGTGAAAAACATCACGGTATCACATTCAAATAGTTTCTTACTTACCTTCCAAAGTTCATCCGAACTGTTGTTGAATGATGCCCAACATCTATGATTTCCTGTTGGGTTCTTTTCTTTATTCTTCAATGTAGCAGCTTCAACACCACAATTGTTTCCGTCTTTTGCCGATACGTTTCCTTCACATGGTAATATGTTTAGTTGTGGTATATCTATCCAATGTGATTCATTTGGAATGTTATCTTTGATGTACAAAGCAAGTTCAGTTGACTTCGGTATCTCAACTTCAAGATTACCTTTACCATATCCCGTATTGAAAGGATAACGGGTTGATGTAGTTAGAAAAAGAACCTTACCACCGTTAGATGTCAAATAAGATATTGTATCTCTGACAGGGGCCGCTAGTTTTCCTTTTACAATTTTACCTTGACTGGAGACATATCCGTCTTCATTTAGTAGGTCTTTTAGTCTTATCATATCTGTTCATCAGTATTGATTTGTAAAACCTATTCCAAGGCGTTATCACAGGTTTATTCCTCTTGATAGGATTAGGTATGTAAACGTTTTTACTCATAAAAATAAATATGATAATAAAAAAGAAAGGGGAGTTTCCTCCCCTTTTATTATCCAATAACCGCCAGAATATCATACTCTGACATTATCAAATACTTATCATTCCCTTGTTCGATTTCAGTTATCGTGTTACCGTTCTTTTTGTAAAGAACAGAATCACCAACCTTAACATCAAGTGGAATTAGTTCTCCATCTCTGTTTATAATCCCGTTACCAACGGCAAGGACTGTTCCTTCAACGGGTGCATCCTTTGCGGTATCTGGGATAATAATTCCACCCTTACTAACTTCTTCAACTGGTTTTGGTTGAACAAGGATTTTATCACGCAATGGTCTAATATCCATAGTTATCTCCCTTAATACATTGGTGGCATTTGTTGATTATCATTCTTATTCTCGGATGGCTTCTCTACAATAGTTGCTTCAGTTGTAATGAGAAGTGACGCAACCGATGCGGCATTTTCAAGAGCAACACGAGAAACCTTTGTTGGGTCAATAACACCGGACTCAATCAGGTCTTCAAACCTTTCTGTGAAAGCATTGAATCCCCAACTTCCTTCGTTATCATCTCGAATCTTGTTAATAATCACCGAAGCTTCAAGACCGGCGTTTGCGAGAATCTGACGGATTGGTTCTTCGACTGCCTTGCGAACAATGTTGATACCTGTAATTTGGTCTCGGTTTGTTACACCGTCGTAGAGTTCATCCAACATATGTTGTGAACGAATGTAAGCAACACCACCTCCAGGAACAATACCTTCTTCAAGAGCAGCACGAGTTGCGTGAAGTGCATCTTCTACTCGGTCTTTCTTTTCCTTCATCTCAAGTTCTGTTGCTGCACCAATCTTTAGAACCGCAACACCACCTGACAACTTAGCGAGACGTTCTTGTAACTTCTCCTTGTCATAATCAGACTTACACTTTTCAATCTGTGACTTGATTTCGTTGATACGAGTCTTGATTGATTCAGACTCACCCGAACCTTCGATGATAGTTGTGGTGTCCTTTGCAACCACAACCTTCTTTGCCGTACCGAGTTGTTCCAACGTAGTTGTCTCTAACTTGTAACCACGTTCTTCGGAAATAACTGTACCACCTGTAAGGATTGCAATATCTTCAAGGATTTCCTTTCTACGTTCACCGAATCCAGGAGCCTTTACTGCAGCAACCTTCAACGTACCACGAAGACGATTCACCACGAGAGTTGCAAGTGCTTCACCTTCGATGTCTTCTGCAACAATAAGAAGTCCTCGACCTGTCTGTGCTGACTTTTCAAGTACGGGGAGAAGTTCCTTGATTGCGGTAATCTTCTTGTCATACAGAAGAATGTTTGGTGAGTCAAGTACACCTTCCATAGATTCTTGGTCGGTGATAAAGTAAGGAGAAAGATAACCACGGTCAAATTGCATACCTTCTACAACGTCAACCGATGTTTCAGTTCCCTTTGCTTCTTCTACCGTAACAACACCATCCTTACCAACCTTGTCAATCGCATCAGCAATAAGATTACCGATTGTTGAATCATTGTTAGCAGAGATAGTTCCAACCTGTGCAATTTCCTTCTTACCGGAAACAGGTCGCTTTAACTGACGTAGACCTTCTTGGATTGCTTGAACACCGAGGTCAATACCTCTCTTCAAGTCCATTGGATTTGCACCAGCAGTTACGTTCTTCAACCCTTCACGAACGATTGCCTGTGCGAGAACCGTCGCTGTTGTTGTGCCGTCACCGGCAATATCGTTAGTCTTCGATGCAACCTCACGAACCATCTGAGCTCCGAGATTTTCAATCGGGTCTTCAAGTTCAATTTCCTTCGCTACCGAAACGCCGTCCTTTGTAATAACAGGAGAGCCAAACTTCTTCTCAATCACTACATTCCGTCCACGAGGCCCTAATGTAGCGGCAACTGCCTTGGTGAGTTTGTACACACCCTCTGCCATGGCTTTTCTAGCATCATCACTAAATGATAACTCTTTACTCATAACTTTTCCTCAAAAATGTTATTGAAACTAATATCACGAAACACTCTGTCTCCGTGATTCAAAAAATTGTTTTACTGATTCACTTATTTTTCGTCTTGATTCTTCTGTGTGTTTCTTTCTTGGTTTTCCTTTTTGGGCATCACTTATTTTCTTTTTAGTTTCTTCTGAAATTGTAATGACCTGATTCCGTCTTGCATCTCTAATTTTTTTACGAGATTCCTCTGAGTGTGATTTTCCGAAGAAATGATTTTTCTCACCCGTTCTTGAAATACTCATTCGTTCACGAGTTTCTGTTGATAATTGTTTACCTAAATTGAAACGTCGTAGTTTATCCTTTGTTTCATCAGAAATATTCATTCCCAAAGAACCACCACTACTGTGGTTGTGCATATTGTAAAACTCTTCACTTCTACCAGCATCATAATAGTTCAACCAATAAACTTCACGTTCTTCCAACTCTTCGAATGTCTTACATTCTTCAAGTATTTCTTTTTTGAAGTTTTGTTTTCCATACTTCTTGATTGCCTTGAGTAGTGTATGTCCCGAACCAATGTAGTTTGGATTGTTTTTTGAATCTCTACCAATGTACTTTTTTCCATTGATGAGATTTGTAGTCATGTATATTACCACGTCTATCTCCTGATTGTAAATTAGATTGTTGTCTAATATAAATAGGAACTATTGTACATAAAAGTAGGCTGTGGTGGAGATTTCATAGGAGGTTGACAACAATCTAATCAATCATACCACAGCCAACATCATTAGTCCCAATACAAAACATTGGGATAAGATTTTCCTTCGTTTGAAGAATATACCTTTTTTCCATCAAGGTATAAAAAGGTAGATGAACCACCATCAAAATTTATGGCATCCATACAACCGAGAGAAACAAAATACTCTTGGACATCTTTTAGAGTTGCTCGGTCGCTGACGTAGATAATCATTGAGCCGTTTGGATGAATACCGACCGCAGTTCTTGCACACTTTCTTCTTGAAAAGAAAGAGTTACGAATCTTCTTTCGTAGTCCATCACGGATAAGTATTGGATAACCTGATGCGATAAACTTGGTTTCATTTCTTACGATATTGAAGTTATCGTTGTTAAGTTCTCTACCTTCGTAAATAAATGCAAACCCATCGCTCTCAATAGTCAAGAACGGCCACTTCTTTGGATTTTTCAAATTTGTTGTTTGTAAATCCTTATAAGGTGGAATGAATGTCTTTGATGTAAAGAACGAAAGGTTCACCATGTTCTTGATACCACATTTTTCAATGAAGTATTTTGGTCGCTGGAGTCCAACACCACTGCACATTTTCAATTGTCTTGGTGAAATTTCATATGTCCATTCTCTCGCTGAAGAGACTATTGTCCCTACCACAATGAGTGATAAAATAACTAAATTCTTCATGTCCTTCTCTCTATTGAATAAAATAAACCACACCATCTTCAAATGTATCTAACAACCAAACACGGAGTAGAATCCATCCAATTGTTAGTAACCAGTAAATGATGTATGATAAAGATGCCCATATCGCCAAAGCCATAATGTGTTCACGAGTGAATATTGGTTTGACGGACCAATCTTGAATCAGATGATTCCTGAATGGTATTCCCAAGAAAGGGATGACTAAAAGGAGTGGTATCGCAAATAAGGATATATGAACCCACACAACGTATGTCAATACAATGGACATCCAAAGTATAAATATGATAGACCTCAAATCATTCGATAATTTTGAATTTTCAGTATCAACTTCAAATGTTTTTACCCAAAGCAGTCTACCAACATCATGCCATAGACTTATGGTGAACAAAGACCAAACAGGTAAAATGAATGAACCCAACCAAGTTTGGAACGTACAGGTAACGTCACCAAATCCATCGGATATTAGAGACAACCCAACTAATACAGACGATAAAATTATCGCGTACAGAAAATGTAACATAACATGACCTTTGAAATTATAGGTTCAATATACGAAAAAAATTCGAGACTTCCAAATTACCGTAACCATTCTGAACAGGCTTTGAAAAACATACCAATCAAAAGACCAACTGTGAATATCAGAATACCACCAACCGGCAATGATAAGTATGTTACACCCGTTCGGGTATTCTTTATAGTGAATCTCATTGGTTTATACCTCTTCGGGTGCTAATTCGGTGTGATTAGAACAGTAACCTTCCCGTTCAACAGGTTTGTGTGCCCACTGACAAAACAACATCGTTAGTCCTTCTTGACCGTGAATACCTTTTCCTTTACCACACGTCCCACAACGAGGATGGTAACTCAACAAGTCGGTCTTTGTAGCTCTTCTCGTAGACTTTTCACCCGATTCATTTATTTCAACTATTGCTAGTGTTGCCATTACCATTCTCCTTTTTGAATCTAATTCTTTCTTCCAACAATTGTCTCTTCAACTTTTGTTCTCTCAACAACATTACCGACG